TCATTTTTATCACTCCAATTCATTTGATATTGCTATTATATCAAATGATTAAAGCGCTCGCCAGTTGATTAGTCATTTTAATGCTTATTCAATTTTTGACACGCAGAATCATCTGCGCATTCGATCTCTTCAATCTCATAAGCACCTTTAACTATTTATTCAACTGGATCAACAATTGGTTTGCCATCTGGACCAATCAAGGGAGTTATCCCCCCCCCCATTGTCATGACCATAATAGACATAAAGTACACCTGTTTCTGTATCTTTCAATATACTTTTAATAGGCATAGAATGCCCCTCTACTACTTGGATTCTAAAATCACATGTCTTGACTTTTAACATCCTTATCACTCCAATCAATTTGATATTGTCATTATATCAAACAATTAAAGCACTTACCAGTTGATTAGTTACTTAAATGCTTATTCAATTTTCAAAAATCTTCCTTACTTCTTCACCTGCTTTTTCGCAGGCTTTCTCCTTGTCACAGCTTTTGTTTTAACGTTTAAGATCATCCGCTTCTCCATCTCTCCCGTTAGCTGAGTGACTAAATTTACTAATACACCTACCACGAATGAAACATTTGACATCTTCGCATAGATTTTCTCATATGCTCCTTCACCCAATAGCTGATCGTAAATCTCTTTAACGATATCTTTGAGTTGTACAACATCCTCAGCTTTTTCTTCATCTAACTCACTGATTTTCTCAAGAAATCCATTGAAATTACTCACAATTTCCTCGTATTTCTCATCTGATACATCAATCTCAAACTTTAAATCTCCGATTTGTACTGGTATCACTGTTGATTCTAAACTAATTTTAATTGCCATCTCATTGGCCTCCTTATATTTAATTTTATTTCTGCATCTCAAAGATACTGGTCTTTTACTTTATCTGAGCTGAATTAATCCTCTAGAGCAAGCTTTAACTTCATCATCGCAACCACAATCTCTCGCTTAGTCTCATGGGCTTTCGTCTGTTTGATTTGCTTCTCACTCTCTGTCATTAGTAAATCAGATATGGAACAATCAAAGTAATTGACTAGCTTTAACAAGGTCGAAAACGATGTATCCATCATCCCATCTTGAACTAGCTCCCAAAGACTTGTGTAACTAATGCCAGTAGCCTCTGAAATCTCTAAGTAATCAGAAAGTCCCTTTTCCTTCATTAAATCCATTAGATTCACAAGCATGATCCTATTCAAATCTTCCTTCTCTCGTTCAAATGCTTGATTAAACTCTTTGGTTTGTTCATTTTCTTTCTTCAAAATCGGATTTAAATCAAATTCCATTCTTACAATCATACTTGCCACCTCATATCATTTTTAGAAAAGGGTTCATGTTGCCACGAACCCGATTCTTGTTTTACTTTCTTGTGTCCGTTATTATGTCGTAAGCCCGAACCCAATGAAATGTTATTTTTTAATTCTTATTCCTTGTTCTTCCTAATTAGATAGAACGTACTTCAGGCATTTGGTTAAACTGTAAAGTAGCGCTAAACTCTTCATGCTCCTCAGCAGCTCCAGAACCTGCAACGATGTTTAAAGCAGTTGCTACTCCTACAACTTCTTCAGTGTTGTTTGAATCAACAATTTTGTGCCATACTTTACGTCCTGCACCAGTTTGACGCTTTAGTCCTGCGATTAAAGCCTGTGCTGCATCCGTTGCATCGTAAGTTCCTGATACATCCCAAGATTCTACAATTCCAACTACGTCTGTTTGAACCGTTCCGTCTCCGGCATAGTATAGGCATAGGTAAGCTCCTAGAAGTTGGTTATCTATCGATTTAATAACCAAACATTCCTCAAGCTTTTCCCCGCCTCCACACCGTGCGTGCGACTTTCCCCGCACACGGCGTTCCAACTTCTTCTATTTATTAAGTAAATTTTATTAAATTACATTTCTCACGATACTTGTTTAGTTTCTTAGCCTGATCTTCATCAAGATTAAGAAGCTTTTGGTATTTATTAATCGTTTGCTTAGTTGTTCCATGAATAAGTTTGTGTACCCATTTATGGACGATCACTAGATTATCAAATCTATCTGTACCACCTAAATGTAGTGGTAAAACATGATGACAATGTAAGTCTTCTGCCTCTAAGAAGTAACCTGTTACAGAACATTTCCCATTCTGCATGGAGTACCTCGATATCCTATTATCCGAATACTCTACCGTATCATAATGACTAGTCTTACTAAGTAGTCTCAGGATTTGTAAAGATACACTTGGAGTAAGTTCATTTTGCCTACTTCTCCCTACTTCTGTATAGCGACTAATCCGTTGATTGAAGTTATAAATCTTCTTCAATTTGATATCCTCTAGTGGATATAAGTACGTTTCACCTATTTTGTAAGTGCGGTAGTTATTCTTGTAATGACACCTATAACTAGGAGGTGGACTCCTTGGAACTTCATATCTAGCGATTCTTCTCAAACGATTATACCTTGTATGTTTTAGCGAATAAGCGATGGTGTGAAAGTCTGTACTTACTTGTGTCGCAATACTGTAAGATTGGTGAACACCTAATACATAGGCATTGTAATTACATACGTTACGCCTTGTAGGTTCTTTTTGGATTTCTTTCAATAATGTTTTAATCCGTTTCCTAATCTTTATTTGATTGCTTTTTGACACATGACTTCTAACCTTGTATCCCTTTTGATGTTTTACCACCTTAATCTCTATGCCTAAGAACTCAGATGACCGCTTCCTTAGATTCGTTATTTGAGACTTTTCAGGTGAGATTTCTAGTTTAAGATGGTTCTTCAAATAACCTCTCACTGCTTGAAATGTCTTTTGTGCTTCTTTCGCTGTTCTGGTAAATATTTTGAAATCGTCCGCATATCTCACAATGTGCATTTCCTTTAAGTTACTATTCTTCTTTAGAGCTGGATATTTAGATCCAATATGAGCATAGTTATATCTCGTTGGGAATTTTATCCACTGGCTCGCCACCCACCAGTCCAGATCATTCAGGACTACATTTGATAGGAGTGGTGAGATCACATGTCCTTGAGGTGTACCTCTTTCTGGTATTCCTACGCCAATTATTTCTGCTTTTAACATCTTCCCAATGATCGCTAACACACGTCTGTCCTTTACACCAATGGTGTATAATTGTGACAGTAATTTAGTGTGATTCACATGATCAAAGAAACTTTTAATGTCTACATCTACCACATAATGACATTTTGATATGCTCATAATGTGGTGACATCTTGCCAGCGCATGGCGAACACTTCGATTTTCTCTAAAACCATAAGAATGATCATAGAATTTCGCTTCGCATATTGGTGTTAATACCTGCATGATCATTTGACCGATTAACCGATCAGACATACTTGGGATACCTAATGGACGCATTTTGCCATTTGGCTTTGGAATTTCAATTCTCCTGATTGGATCAGGCTTGAAATCATTTAGTCGATCTCTAATCTCTGATATATATTGCTTCTTATCAAGAATCTTAAAATCATCTATTGTCTGATGATCCATTCCCGCCGTACTTGATCCCTTATTGGATTTAAGCGTACGATAAGCAAGCATGATGTTTTCTTCTGAAGTGATAATCCTTAATAGGTCTACCCCTTTTGTGAGGTTATGTTTACTTTTCCAGTATAATTTATCCAGAGTTTCTTGCATGTTGTAATATTCGTTGTATCGTAATTTTGTACTCACCGATGGTTTATTTCTCCTAACTTTAAATTAGTCCCATCATCTTACTCGACCTTGTGAGTTTCATTTAATTTTCTTTACTTATTTTAGAACAAGTCTCAGGGCTGTTCGTCCACTTTCATTACAAAAGCTTCTTCCGTCGTGCCCTTACTCTCACGAGAATTAAGGAATTTCGATTTCTTCCAGAAATCTTATATCCAACACCCGATAACAGTCGTCTACCTATCCAAAGGCTGGTGTTTCTCGCTTTCCACGTTCCAACAATTTTAGCTTTACATTGATCCTTAGGTGCTTACTATAAGCCTGAACATTATTATAAGATCATCGTTTCCTATCCCGAATTTCATATCGCAGAATCTTACTTTTCGGTAATGTTCTCCACACCATGTGGCCTTATATCATTTCTGATACGTCGAATTTTAGACCCGTACATTCGTAAGTTCGTCAGTTTCACGTTTGAAACATTCTCACCATAGATCGTTTTTAGCGTCCCGGCATGTCCGCAACCTTATGAGTTATATACCTCACTTAGGTATTGTTCTGCCGACTTCACCTAGCTTCACACCCTAATTCTCTGTTAAGAATTAACGCATGTAGGAGTATCAGACCAGTTGTTTCAGTCAACATGACGACTTTCATTCCAACTGTCAAATTGTTAGTTATCCCTGCCTTTAAATTAGGCAGGTCTCTCATTTCATATCTTTTAGATACTTGTAGAGAAACGTGTCGCACCTGCGAATTCATCTAAGGTATCTTCTGTTCCATCTGTGATTTCAGTTATAAAGCGAGCTAAAGGTAAGAACACTGCTGGTTCTGCTCCTCCATCTACGTATGCTGCTACAAAGTGCTCGCGTTTTGCGTTTTTGTTTCTTGCCATAATATTTTTTCTCCTTCTATAGGCTCAAAGCCTCTTCTTATTTTTTTCTCCGCTAAGCGAAGTTACGAATTAGTTTATTGATAGATCAACGGTTACTTTTGTGTTGTAGTAAAAGTATCCGTCATCTTGTTTCCCTTCGAATGTTGGGATTTGGTCAATCACTACATTCAGTAGCGTGTGATCTGTTTTTTGTCCTTCCTTCAAGAAGTCGCCAATGCCTCGCATGTGAGCCATCACTTGACTTAGTTTAGTAAAGGCTTCTTCTTGGTTTCGGGATTTGATTTTGATTTCAAATGGGAGGCGGATATCCGCTGTTCCATTCATGTATTCGTGGATAATCTGTGAACCTTCTACTGGTACAATCACTAGGGATTCTTCATCGTCGAAGATGCCAATGTTGATCTTGTACTCCAACTCTAGCTCCTTGATGTATTCCACGATTTTGTAGATAAAATTGTTCATGTATATTGCTCCTTTTATTTAGTCGCTCAGTAGCACTGAGCTAAACTAATTCAAGCTCAACACTCCAAGTCTTATCTTGAAACGGCTCGTTAATCTCAATAACTTTATTGATGATGTACTCGTCCGTTTCAGTTGCGATTTTTGATCGCTTTTTGAACTGAACAAATGGTACGCTGTCACTTGCGTAAACAAAGGCAATCGCTTTTGTTGGTGCATTGCCTGTTGTATCGATCCTCACATTCTTTACTGTGATCGGTTCTTTATGCGTTGGGGTAGACCATGTGTCCATTTCTTCCAGTTCGTAGTAGTCAAACGATTGGGTTAGTAAGCGGGGGTTAATTCGTAATGCCATTTAAACATCACTCCCCACAAGCCCCGTACCATCCAGGTACAGATGTAGGTCAGGACAGACAATCGGCTTTTTAACCGTTGATCCATCACCTGCTACATGGGCCATCATACTTACCTTCGTTCGACCTAGATCCATCACCTGAGGTGTACTATTTAGACCTGTTGTTGTCGTCTGGCCAGTTTCGTAGAAATACTCAATCTGGCACGCCAATGCTTTTAAATAAGCATTCTTTCTTGCCTCTTCATCTGTTTCAAAATCGTTCTTTTCATAAAAACCATTTGTCACATGAAACAAGACATCTGCTGCTTTATAAAGCAGTCCGTAATATACCTCAGAGTCGGCGATGGTTCTAAATGAATTCAAATGGTTATATCCCTTGTGGGATAGTAATCTGCTTTCCATTCGTTCACCAAACCTTTCTGTGTATTTGTTTCAACCTAAAGCTCGTTTTCTTTTCTGATTTTTCTCCTTGCCTTGCAGTGGGAGCTTTTATTTTTAACGGCTTTAGGTTTGTTGTGGTGCTATATTCAATTTTCTTTGAGCTTGGCCGGGCTCACATATCGATATGTTTTGATAGTTTATAACGACATCCCGGTCGTGTTTTATTTTGAGAGCATGCATTTCTCCCTCAGATAAAACAGGTAAACGTGATGG